AGTGTTACTGATGTGACTGGATACGGCGTTCGATAAAACGAACGGCGCATTAGGAACAAAAAGCAGCACTCGCAGGAGGAGTGCGTTCATGCGTTTACCCGCCTTGTTCTGGCCGGCGAACCGCGGCTTAGCGGCAAACGAAGCCAAGTCTTTTCTCATTGTCCCGCCTCTTTGCATCCACGAGGGCGCCGAATGACGCCGCTCCGTCCCGAACTCACAGAGCTTCCGCTCCGCATGCGCGGCCTGGATGTCGACGAACGCGGTTTTCCGGTTCCATATTTTTGTGCCTGGATCGACGGCAAGCCGGAATTCCGCGTGATGGACGCGCGCAAGTGGCGTGAAGCGGTGCGGCGGAAATTGTGCTGGGTCTGCGGCCAGCATCTCGGCGCGAACCTCGCCTTCATCCTCGGTCCGATGTGCGCCATCAGTCGAACGATCTCCGAGCCTCCGTCCCACCGGCAGTGCGCGGAGTGGTCGATCCGCAACTGTCCCTTCCTCTCGCGGCCGCACATGCGCCGACGGGAGAACGATATGCCGGGGGGCGTGGAAAATTCGGCCGGCTTCGGCATCAAGCGCAACCCGGGCGCGGTGCTTCTGTGGATCGCCAGGGATTATCAGGTCTTCGATGACGGAACGGGAAAGCCGCTAATTCGCGTGGGCGATCCGCTCGAATACGAGTGGTGGTGCGAAGGCCGGCCGGCTACGCGCGAAGAGGTCGAGGCCTCGGTCGAGTCCGGGCTGCCGATTCTCGAAGCGGTCGCGCGCGAACAAGGGCCGGAAGCTCTTGCCGAGCTCGCGCAACTCAAGCAGGAAGCGGAGCGGTTCTATCCGGCGACTGTCGTGGGAGTCGGAGCCTGACCTTATGCCGATGCCCAAGGAACACCAGATCGAGGCGATCTCCGGCGTCAACCAGCGCGGCGAAGGCTTTGTTCACATCCGCGTGACCGAGCCCGGCATTCGCGACCAGGTCGTGCAATGCACGCCCATGAAGGCGCGCGAGATTGCGCAATTCATTCTGGAAGCGGCGGAAGCGGCCGAGACAGATTCATTTCTGTATCAGTTCATGAAGGACAAAGTGGGGCTGGATCAAGAGCAAGCCGGGCGCGTGCTCGTCGATTTTCGCGCCTGGCGGCAGATTTCTGGAGGCGTAGAGAACCGGACCGTGGACGATCCGCATTGGAAGGAGATGCGGGAGCGGATCGCGGAGGATCAGCCATGATCGACCATCCCGAAGTCGGCCTTGCTTTTCACCGAATCGGCTTCGGCTGGTATGGCATAAGAAACTAAAAATGCGGATTGACGAACGTAAGGCAATGGAAGTATTCTGGTCCTACAAGAGGATCGAATACGAAATGGCACGCCGGCGTCACGCGCAAAACGGTTATTTTTACGAAGAGTCAGGCAGTTTTTATGTGCAGTACTACCGCAGCGAGATTCGCAATGGTGAACTGGTTCGTCGGCGTGCGCGGCAGTTTCTCGGCCTCTCCCAGGGCAAAGGCAAAATCACCAAAACCGAGGCGCTGCAAAAGAAGCGCGAATTTCTCACCGAGGTGGATCGGCCCAATGTGCCACCCACGGCAATGATGACGTTTCGCGACTACTATTTAGGGCCGTATCAGACGCATCTGAATGCGACCAGCAAGAGTAATCAATTGGCGCTTCCCTGTGCCATGCATAAGCACATTCTGCCGATCATCGGCGAGTTGCAACTGCGAGAAATCCAGCGGACGCAGTTACAAGACTTGCTTAACACGAAAAAGCATTTGAGCCCGAGCACCATCCGACATCTGCGCAGTTATATTTCGGGCGTGCTCAGCCATGCCCGAGCGGACAAAGTGATCCTCGGCGACTTGCCAACGGAGAATCTGAAGGTGCCGGAAAAGAGAAAGGTCAATCCCATTCCGCCGCTGGGATTTGAGCAAGCGAGTTTCGTTCTATCGAAGTTGGAGCAACCCTATTTGACGATGGCAGCGCTATCGCTGACATGCTCGCCCAATGTCGCTGAACTTTGCGGCGTGAGGCGGAAGCGAGTGAATCTGACAGATCAAACGATTCTGGTAGATGCTGAACAACTTCTGCCGCCTCGTTCGCTTTGGATTAGCGAGGACTGGGTTCATGGGGAATTTCGGCCACCTAAAAATCCGCATCGCAAGCGTGTCGTTCCGATTGCAGATGCCGTCGTGCCACTCGTAGAAGAAGTGCTCCGCACGAGCGCTTTCAGGGATTCGGACGATGCACTCTTCGCGTGTTCGACAGGGCGACCGGTAGACGATAACAACGCGAACAAGAGAATCTTTGCGCCGCTCGCTCATGCCATCGGCGTGCCTTTCACCTGGAACAGTTTTCGGCATAGCTTTGCGTCGCGTAGCGAAGATTGCGGCATCCGGCAATTTGACAAAAAGGCGCTCATGGGGCATTCTCTCGAAGCTGATATTACAGACGGTTACACCGAGCAAGGCTGGCAGCGGATGCAAAGTGTAGTGAATCAATTAGCCGAGCGGTTTGGAATAGAATCACTGGTCAACGAGCGAAGAGGGAAAAAGGAATGCCAAAAGGTCATTTCAATTCGATAGAAGCGCGGGAGCGCCACAAGATGGCTTCGAGCCGCGGCGGCCGCGCCCGAGTCAAAAAAGGCTTCGCTATAAGTGGCGATCCGCGCGAAGCGGGACGTAGATCTGGCGCGGCGCGAAGAGCTGTTGGCAAAGAGGATTCGATTTTGGCGAGATTACAGCAAGAAAAGGCTGGCTAGAAGTTAGTAAGTCATTGGAACCAAAGAGTTATGTTGGGAATGAATCAACGACTTCGAATCATTAGGTCGGGAGTTCGAGCCTCTCCGGGCGCGCCAACTAAATCCCTAAGAAATCAATCACTTAAACCGCTACATCAAAGGGTCACCCCGTCAACCAAAAAGCTCAAAAAATCAGCATTTTGGCGCGATTCTGGCAAGATTGTGGCAAGATCCAGCAAGAGCGAGGCCGCTCGATGACCTCCCTCCATCCTTCCCATCCACTCACGCGCAAAACCGCTGCCAAATCCCCATATTTCCCCACACTTCCCCACACTTCCCCATATTGCCCCGCTGCTGTGGGGGCCGCCGCGCAGCTGGCGGCCGATCGCGCCCGGGCAGAGCGCAAGAACAGGCGCAGGGAGCATGCCGCATGAATTCTTTACTCGTCGTCACGTCCGTCTTTCTGTTCATTTTCCTGTTGCTGCGGAGGAATTTCTGATGTCAATAGAAGCAATTGATCTCGCTGAGATCCATCTCGAAGTAGGCGCGCACGCCTCACCAAAGGCTGGCTTCTGCGTGATGGAGCTGGCCGCGTATCTGGCGCACGAGAAACATTCCGATCATCCGCAGTGTGTCTCGCCAGTGCTCGGCGCATTTCTGCGCAAATGGAACGATTCTGTCGAGGACGAATTCCGGCAAAAGCTCAAGCCGTATGCGGCGCGCGTGCTGAACACGGCCGGCGACGGCAAGGATGAACGCCGCGCCTGGCTCGCGACGGATTGGTTGATACGTGTATGCGCGCCTGCTTGGCTTGACCTCGCGAAACTACCTCAGCATGGCGCGGCCCTTCGGGTAGCGGATGAAATTTGCGATGTAGCAGGCGTCGAACGAGTGCAACCGCTCTTAAATGCTGCTCGGGCCGCTGCTCGGGACGCTGCTCGGGACGCTTTAGAACCCACCGTTGAAATGCTGCAGGGATCCGCGCTCGAACTGCTCGATCGCATGATTCTAGCCGAGGCGCCCACGCCATGTGCCTGAACCAATTGCACGAGTTTGCCGGACCGGCAGGAGCGGCCGGCGAAAACGCGGGGAAGGAACTGGTGGAGTCAACAACAACCGTAGGATCTTCCCCGCGCTCTTCTGTCCGGCCCTCGACGCTCGAAGAGCGGGTCATCGAGCTGCTCGAGCGCATCGCGGTTCGCACCCGACCCTGCGTAGCCTGCGGGGTGAAGCTCTACTTCGTGGGACACACAAACGGGAAGGTCGCGCCGTATACGGCCGATGCGGTGAACCACTTTCTGCACTGCCCGAAGGCGTCCGAGTTCCGGAGGCGGAAGCATGGCTAAGCCGCGCTTCACGCCTGGGCCCTGGCGCTGGGAGCCGGAAGGGATTTTCGCGGATAAAGGCCGCAAGGAATATCTTGTCGCGGAAGTCGACGGCGACGGAGTGTTGCCCGCCGAAGAATATGACGCGAACGCCCGGTTGATCGTAGCCGCACCGGAGATGTACGAGGCGCTGCGGAAAGCGCTCCCGCTGCTTGAAAACGAGCGCGAAGTTCTGATCCGGAGTTATTCCAACCCGGATAGCAAGGAGATTCTTGATCCGGACGCCCTGGCCGATATCGCAGTGATCAACCGCGCGATACATGCAATCGAGACGGCCCTCGCTAAAGCGGAGGGCCAATGAGCGGATTACAGATGAAGTATTTCGTCTTAAAGCCGGCGGGCAAGAGCGCCCACGCCAAGGCATCTCGTGCTGCACTACGGCAGTACGCAGCGTTGATCTCAGACGACAATCCCACATTGGCGAATGATTTGTTCGAATGGGCGAAACGGGAACAAGTAGCGGCACTCGATGATCCCCATACGCCGGAGAAGAAGCAGCAATGATTGTCGAGATCAATTCGAAGTTCAGAAAAGCGGACGATGAATTTGTCACGGCTAACGGAACAGTGGTCTCGATAACGCCTCCTCTTGACGAAAATTATTGGTTGATGCGCGTCGTTCTCAAACACGACCAGGCGATTGTTTGCTTTCCGAAATTCGGCACGATCGGCTGCGGCTTTACGCAGGAAGAAGACTGGAACACCAATTTCCCCATTGACAAGCCTGCTGAAGAGATCTACGAGCACATCGAGCACAACAAGAAGTACGGCGATATTACGCGCGAAGAATGTATCGCAGCCATTTGTGAATTGCAGGGAATCGCGCGGACCCACTATGGCATCGGGCTCGCTGCCGCGCCGGAGGTGAAGCCGTGACAGTACAATACTGTGCTTTTTGCGGCCTGCGTTCGCACTTACTGTGCGACGGCAAGCTCGCTAACGGTCGTACCTGCGATAAGCCGATCTGCCGGGCGTGCGCGCGCATGGTTGTGCATGTCCAGAAGTGGTCGAAGCAGCGCGGTACCTATTACGACACGCGCGACCTTTGCCCGGATTGCGTCAAGGCAGGCCGCACGGTTTATGAAGCCGCGGCGGAGGTGAAGTCATGAGCGACAAGCCCTGCTACTGGAAAGAGAGCCGGGTCGTGTCCGATTCGGCCACGCTTTTCGACGGCGATGATCGCGAGCTCGCCCACATCCTGCGCATCGGTGCTTCCTGGGCGGTCTACGAGGCAGGAAAAGAGAAGCCGGCGTCGCTGCAGCCGGATAAGGAATCCGCGATGCGCGCAGCCGAGCTGTTCGCCGGCAGCGAGGAGGCCTCATGACTCTGGTTGCCGCGATCCTGAACCGCCCAGCTTCTTCGTCCAGAAGTGCTCGGCGTCCCCGGTCAGTTCCTGGGCTAGCGAATCGATCGCGTCCGTCACCTTTATCGTTCGTTTGTAGGTCTCGCTCGCAATCGGAGCGGCCGCCAAAGCCCGGATACAGTCCTGGCGGCAGGCGCCGATTGCTTCTAAGAGCTCCTGCTTGTCCGTTTCCGAAAAGATCCGTGTGGTGCGGCGTGCCGGCATGCGGTTCATTCTCGCAGGAGGGCAGCCGGACATGACCATACCGAAAGAGCTACGCCAGGCACGCGCGGCCGGCGCCGATCGCATCTACGGCCAGGACGTGCCGAGCTGCGTACACCGACCGGAACGCTACCTGCTGACCGCCCTTGACGGCTGCGGCCATGTTTATTTCCGGCGCACGCTGAGCTGGGAAAGCTATTGCGCCGCCGTTGTGTGCTGGCATGGGTTGGACAACTCGCGGATAGTCGGCCAGCCAATCTCGTTGGAGTCGCGATGAACAACGGGCCCGCGATCCGCCTTTACGTTGGGGACCTGCTGCGGGAGTCCTCATATCTCGGGTTGAGCCTGGCTGCGCAGGGTCTTTGGGTGCGCATGCTGATGCTGATGCACGACTCTCCCGAGTTCGGCTACCTGGTCAATGCCAACGGTAGCTTAATGGCGGATGCAAACGGCATGCAAACCGCATGCAAACCGCATGCAAACGATGCAAACGCGATGCAAACACCGGATGCAAACGCGATGCAAAACGCATGCAAAATTCTAGCTAATGTCGTGGGCCGTTCGGCGGAAGAAATCGCTCCTCTGCTGGCTGAAATGTGCGCGCTCGGCACGTTCTCAAGTGATTCAGAAGGAAGGATTTATTGCCGTCGGATGGTGCGCGGCTCAGAGGAAGGCGAGACGCTTTCCGAGAAGCGCAGCCGGGCCGCGAAGCAGCGTTGGAGCGCGGATGCAAACGGCATGCAAACGGCATGCAAACCGCATGCAAAACGGCATGCAAACGATGCAAACGATGCATCTTCATTGTCATTGTCATTGTCATTGTCAGAACTCTCTCCCCCTACCCCCTCTCTCGCTGCCGCGAACGAGGGGGGCGCGAGCGCGCCTGCTCCCATCGAACCCGAAACCGCGGACGTCGCCGATACCGAAACTCCCGAGACCTGGCCGGCGCTGGTTGCGTTAGCGCGGGAACTGAAACTGCGGGCTTCTGACGGCGAACTTCCGCGATTGCAGCGCATCTTCCACCGGCTACCGGGCGACGAGCAGCTGGCCGCATTGCGTGGCCTCGAGCTGCGCCGCCACGGCGAATATGCCGACCCGCACTGGGCGCCGGCGCTGGCGCGCTACCTCGGCGAACGGCGATGGACGGCGCCCGAGCGTCCGCCGCCAAGTCCCGCGAAGCGGAAAGGGCCTAATACCGCGTTTCTCGACGCGTTGATCGCAGGAGGACAAAGCCATGCTTGTTGATGCTGCCTACGCTGCGGCCGCGGTGCGCCGTTTCGAGCACCTGGTCGGATTCCCGGATGAAGCCGGCCAGGCCGCTCTCGTGCGAGCATTCACGGAAGCCTCGCGAGATGCTTCGCACTGCGAGGGCATAGCGCGCGAACTGGAGCGCACGCTGCGGTTTGCGCCTACGCCGGCGGACGTGTACGAAGCCGGTGCACGCTTGCGCGAGCCGGAGGAGTTCGATCCGAAGAAGCCACGATGCAAACACTGCGGCGATACCGGCTGGTGCGAAAAGCACGCCGGTTTCGCGACTCGCTGCACCTGCCGTGCGGCGACGGAGGGAAGTGAACCGGCAAAACTTCCGCGTCCAAACCAACGCACACAGGCGCCGTTGACGGACGCGGGCGCCGCTCATCCCGAGGTCGCCATCGGTATTCCGCCGGCAGTTGTAACGGCTAAGCCGCCGTATAAGCGCAAGTACGCCGGAATGCTGGGCTATGCTGGGCCGCTGACGCTGGCTGAGGCGGTCGAAAGCGGGCAGGTCACGCGTTCGCGTGCCGAACGGCTGGTCTTGACATGGCAGCTCGCGACGGGGAAGCAATTCGCCTGGCTGACCGTACCTGAGATTCCGCCCAAGCGCATAGCGGCAGCCGCAATAGAATCGCAGCCGGCCGCTAAGCAGCAGGAGGTGTCGTAATGGGATGGACGGCGGTTCGAACACAACTCGATGCGGAGGAATCGTCGCGCGAAGAACGAATCGCGCGCTGGCGGCATGCGATGATCGGACGGCTCGTCGAGGATCTCCCGGAAGCATGCACACGCTTTGCAGTCGCAGCGCTGCCGGTTGCGGCCGGGCAGTACGAAATCTCGGAAGTTCCGCAGCGCTCGGCGGAATTGGCGCGCGAGCTGCTGTTTGAGCTCTTCGCGCCGGCATTTCATGAATGCCGCGTGTGCCATTGCACGGATGTCACGCCGTGTTCGAACCATTGCAGGTGGGTGGATGCCGAGCACGATCTGTGCACGAATTGTGCGGCGGAGAGTGTGTCAGTAAGGTGAGTGAACGTATGAGCGAACCCTTAGATGCGCGCGGGACAACTACGGGCAAGATCACCCTGCGCGAACATTCGATGCGCAAGAATCTTGTGACGTCAGCCGAAAAGGAGATTCTGCGGCTCGGTGCGGAAAATCGGGCGCTGAGATTGCGAGTCGCGAGACTGCAAGCGGCGATGCGCCGCGCTGCAAATGTGCTGGGGATGTGTGGTTGGAAGAATAAGGGCCCGTCGTGAATGAAGAATTGGTCAAGACCACGCTGCGCTTGCCAGTGGCACTCGTGGTGCGATTGGATGAAGCGGCGCGGGCAGCAGGCAGCACGCGGACGGATCTCGTGCACGTCTATCTGGCGCGGGCGTTATCACAGCGGGCACGGGCATTCGACGAAATGCTAGGGGGATCGATGACCTATCCGGATATTCTGAACCGGTTGAACGAGCTCAGTCAGCGTGTGGAAATTCTCGAGCAAAAGATGCGGCAGGCGAATGCTGAGCGTGATCTGTGTACGAATTGTGCGGAGGTGAAATGAATACTCATCTGAACTGGCCCGACGTTACGGCAATAGCGCTGGTGCTTCTCGGAACGATTGCCGGACTGTTGCTCGGCGTTTGGTCGAGGCGGCGCGAGTAAGCCGGACCTGCGGGCATGCAGATGAATATGCGCCGGGTTGACTGGGAGCGCCCAAGAAGGGCTATGATGGAACTGTCACGAACCATCACAACCCAGTCAACTCGACGGGTTTTGAAGAAGGCCGCGAATTCAGGTTCGCGGCTTTTTTCATGGTACGCCGATTTTCGCTAACGCGAAACATTTTCCCGATAATCTGTTTTTCGTGTATCCTGTTGATAATTCGCGGCGACCGTGAGCCGCGCTAACAACTCCTCACGGACCTGCTCCCGAGCCCTTGGCTCTCCGTGTCCCATCAATCGCTCATTCCCCTGTTTTCCTCCGTCGGCCGCCATCTCGGCCTGCGGCCTGTCGCTGCGCTCGAACGTTTAGCCGCACGGGGCGCGGTGACCCTCGAACGCCATCGCAAAGGCCACATCGTGTGTGCGCGCGTGATCGCGAAAGCAGCGCCCGACTCACCCCCTTCCCCTCTGCCGCCGCGCGCCTACCTGGGCACGAAATACACCTACCGCGAGCACCTGGCCGAACAGCATTCCGTGATCGATCTCAAGCGGCTGAACGGAGCCCGCGGCGGCCTCAATTACGCACCGGCCGAGGTACGGCCAATCTTTCTGCAGGTGGTATTGGATTGCCTGGCGCGACATGCGGCGCCGTGCGCGTCAAGGTGAAACCCGTGTCCGGCTCCTGGCGCGTGATTCTTCCAGTGAATTTGCCCTACTGGCTGGAGATCGCCCAGATCCGGCATGAGACGTTCGCCGACGCGCTCGAAGCGGCAAAGATCTGGGCGCGGGCGATCGCGCGGCAGCAGGGAAAAGAGCGCCGGACATGAAACGCGCGAAGGCAAAGCAGCCGAAAGAGCTCACGGCAAAGCAGAAGCTGTTCGTCGCCGAGTATCTCGTCGATCTGAACGCGACAGCGGCGTATCGGCGAGCGGGATATAACCCGAAACACGCCGATGTATCGGCCATTCAGCTCCTAGGAAATCCTAGGGTGCAGACACTCATTTCCGAAAAGCTGCAGGCACGCACAGACAAGCTCGAAATCACCGCCGAGCGCGTGCTTTCCGAGCTCGCCCATATGGGCTTTGCGAACATGCTCGACTACATACGCCCGACCGAGGACGGCGCCGCGCTCATCGATCTCAGCCAACTCACGCGCGAGCAGGCAAAAGCCATTCAAGAGCTCACCGTCGATACCTATGTCGAGGGCTCGGGCGATGCGGCGCGCCAGGTGAAGCGTGTGCGCTTCAAGCTGGCCGACAAGCGCGGCTCGCTCGAACTGCTGGGCAAGAACCTGAAACTCTTTACCGACAAGCATGAGCACGATTTCAACCTCGACTTCGCTAGCCTCACAGATAACGAAGCTGCCGCCTTCGGTGCTCTCTGGCATAAGGCAACGGTGGGAGGCGGACCAGCTCCGGCGCAACGCCAAGATCACCCGGTACTATCCGGAAACGGGGCCCTTCCGTCGTGAACTCTACCCGAAGCACCTGGAATTCTTCCGGCTCGGCCACGACTACCGAGAGCGCATGTTCATGGCAGGCAACCGCACCGGCAAGACGGAAGGCGTGGGGGCCTACGAATTGACGCTGCACGCAACTGGGCGCTATGACCAGTACGCGTCGTGGTGGGAAGGCAAGCGCTACGAGCGGCCGATCTCGGCGATCGTGGCGGGCGACACAAACCTGACGACGCGCGACATTCTGCAAACGAAACTGTTCGGCAAACTCATGCGGCAGCCGGGCGACACGATGAGCGAGGCAATCGGCCTGGGTACCGGGATGGTCCCGCCGGACGCCATTATTCGCCCCACGGTGCGCCGCGGCGCCGAGAACGCGTACGAAGAAGTGACCATCCGGCACGTTTCGGGCGGCACATCGGTGATCAAGCTGCGCTCCTTCGAGCAGGGCGTGGAAGCCTTTCAGGGCACGGAAGAAGACCTGATCTGGCTCGATGAAAACTTTCCCCAGGGCGTGTATTCGGAGGCGATCACGCGGCTGATGACGACGAACGGACATCTGCTCATGACGTTCACGCCGATTAACGGTGTCACGCCCGTGATCCGGGAATTTATGGACAAGGCGCACCGAGGATAAAAGGACAAAATGCCGTTGTACGAAGTAGCCATTATCGAGAAACCAACCAAGAAAGAAACCGAAGAGGAAGGCAAAACCGAAAGGCTTGTGTTCGGGCCATCGCCTGTTGTAGCGCGCGACCCGCAGTCGGCTTTGCTTGCGGTGGTCATGGAGAAGGACGAGTACTTCAAGATTGACCCGAACCGTACCGAGGTCTTGATTCGCCCTTTTGCGTAAGCGCCGGGACGATTCCCGCTCCTGTTCAGGCGCAGCAAATCGGGGCGAAGCAATCCAGGGCGAATGACTGGAATTGGCAAGAGCAAATCATTACCTATCCTCCAGCAATGCAGGAAGCTGCTCGTCTTGTTATGCAGGCGCCGCCTGGCAGTGTGACTTATAGCGGCTCCAACCTGGCGAAACTCATCGGCAACAAAGCGACGTACACATCATGAGCCGAGCACTCGTCACCGCCACCTGGGATGATGTCCCGCATCTCAGCGAAGAAGCAAAGGCCGATCTCATCGCCAGCTACCTGCCGCATGAAGTCGAAGCCCGCACGCTTGGCATCCCATCGCTCGGGCACGGCGCCGTTTATCCGCTCGCGCAATCGGCTTACCTCTGCGATCCGTTTCCCATCCCAGCACATTTCCCGCGCGCCTTCGGGCTCGATGTGGGTTGGAACTGGACCGCGGCGGTGTGGTGGGCGCGCGACCGCGAAAACGATCAGGACTGGATCTACCGCGAGTATCTGCGCGAACAGGCGCCGCCCGATGTGCATGTCGCGGCGATCAAGGCAGCGGGCGACTGGATTCCGGGCTGCTGCGATCCGGCCGCCAAGCAGCGCTCGCAAGTCGACGGGCGCAACCTGCTCACCGAATACGATTCGCTCGGCTTGAAAATGGCGCTGGCCGATAACAGCGTGGAAGCGGGCATCCTGCGCGTTTACGAGCGCCTGGCCGCCGGCAAGCTCAAAATCTTCCGTACCTGCACAAAGCTGCTCGAAGATCTGCGCTTTTATCACCGCGATGAAAACGGGCGGATCGTCAAGGAAAACGATCACCTGTGCGATGCGGCGCGCTACATCGCAATGACCGGCCCATCGATTGCGAAAGTGAAGCCTGTCGCGAAACAGGACGCGCGCGTGGCGCGCCAGAGCTGGGCCTGGGGATGAAATATGACTGATAAAGAAACATACGGCTCATTAACTGACGCCGAACTCGAGGCGTTTGACAAAGCCTCGCATGAGCAGTTCGACCGCTCTCTCCGTATAAGCCAGGCGCTGCGGCAGGCACGTAAACCGCCGGCTAGCGAACCGCAGCCCGGCTCGGAGGAAGCGAAAGAAGCGATTCGCGATGCCATCCGCCAGGACAGTGAAAACAAGATCGGCTGAGGATGCAACGGCGCGGTGTTCTCTTGGCGATGATTGCCGCGCCCTTCTCTGCGCGCGCTTCCCTTCTCGACTGGCGCATCCACGAACTCGCGCGGCACGTCTGCTCGCAAGGCCCGGTGCTTGCGCTCGTACTGCGGGGCCAGCCCTGGAAGTTGAGCGACCGGGAGCGTGAGTTTGTCAACCAGGCGGCGCAGGAAATGAACGCGCTCGAAACGCCGGCGGGCGTGCAACGGTTTCCCGCGAAACCACACAACGAGTAGGAGGAACAACGAAAATGACGCCATCAACGGGCGATGCTCGCAACCGGCTCAAAGGGGAAGCCTACGGTCTCCGCCAACTGAAAACGCCAAAGAAAGAGCGGCCCGGAGCCGCGGCGCGCGTCAACGAACGCGCCAAACAGAGGTTGACCGGCATCAGCGGCGATCTGAACTGGCCAGGCAACCGGAATCCGGCGACGCCGTTTCAGGAAGATATCAACGCATCGCGCTGGAAAGATCGCCCGAACATCGAAAGGGAGAAATGGATGAATAACAGCCAGGGGAGGGGCCGCGCCGATGACACGGGCGCAGGCACGAATTACAAGAAGCAGGCGAAATTCGGAGGCACCCAATCCGCCGGCTCGAACAAGAAGGCGCAGGCGAAGATATCGAGCGGGACGGAAGCGACCGGCAAGAATTTCCGCAACCAGCCGAAGTTCGGCGGCACGGCGAATCCGCAAGGCGCGACCGGCGCAAAACGTTATGCCAACGGTTCGGGCTCGCTGGATTCCATGCGCTCGATGATCCGGGATCACTGAGCGATGCCGGAAGAAAAGCCGCCCGAAGCGGAACAGCAACCTTGCGAAGAAAAGCTCGACCTTCAGGCGCAGGCCGCATTACTGCGCGAGCGCTGGGGCCAACAACGGCGGCGGGAAGTCGACGAGGCGCACCGCCGCATGGTGAAAGAGATCGGAGAAGGATAGATGCCCGCGAAATCCAAAGCGCAGCGGCGGCTGTTCG